GCGAAGGCTACACTTGTAGTTCCTCCATAAGGTACTCCTTCAGGAAGGCGTGGTATGTTTTCTTTATACTTATCACTTACTACTACAACCGACACTGTAGGAACTGAAACATTTTGAAGTATATTGATTGTTTTTACAGCTATATTATAAGTACCATCGATTATTCCTTCGACACTCCAAGAAGTCTGATTACTATTAGTAATTATTATAGGGCTTTCTATTTCTGGAAAGTCATGGTGTATTTCATAACCTGCCAGATGTTCATAGTTACCGTCAAGAGCACCTACGTTTCTAGGAGGGCTCCATTGTATAGTCAGTTCTTCTCCTATAAGGTCAGGATTCATTACGCTAGTAGCGTATACGTCTGTTACGGGAGGCACTATATCATTATGTCTTACTACAGGATACACACTATCTGCTATATAAGTAGTAAAGTCTTCGTCTACTGCTGCGAACTTTTCATCATAGTGTTCAACTGCAGTAATATTAAAATCATTCTTAGAGCCTTGAGAAATAGCCAGTACTTTGTATTCTTTTGCAGACCCTAAAACACTCAATCCTGCTGCTTTTTCTGTAAGCACCCATATACTTTCTGCAGGGGGAACTGCAGAGAAAGCAGTAGTTACTGTTATAGTATCAACACTATTTCCAGAGAGAGCTGCGGTTACTGGTTGCATCTCAACACGAGTATGCTCTGACCAAGATAAGTCTAAAGGTAATCCTCCGCTTGTTATACGAGCATTAGAAGCTTTTTCTTCCGTATCTATATTCTGTAAACTTGAGCTGCCTGTAACAAAAGCTTGCTTTATTAAGTCACCTCTTTTGTAGTTAACACCACTAATAGTAACATTCTCTGTGGCAAATGCCGCAGGTTCCACAAACATTACAGATAACTCATAGGTACTATTAGCTAGTAAACCTGTTGTGCTATCTAAAGGAATAGAAGTAGTACTACGAGTAGAGCCTGAGTTTGATACTCTTCCACCAATACGTACTGCATACCTATCTGAATCTTGAATATTTACAATATCACCAGGCATAAGAAAACTAGCATTTAAAGCACTGCCAAAACTAACAACCTCTCTTTGATTAGCTGCTGTCCATAGCTTCCATCTACCGTACCTCAAAGCTTGGCCTTCGCTAGTTGCTCCCATCGCCATTGCGTCTTGAGAAATAATTGTGCCGGTTTTAGCAATATCAAGCCTGTCTTCTACAATTAAAGGAGAAGGTGTGTAGTTTGCCTCAGGATCTATCCAAGTAACAATACACTGATTAATTCGTGTTTTACTGCCTGTACCTTCATAAGAAAACGCACCGTCTATTACATTAGCTTTAGTAAAGTTATAAACAGGGCCAGAAGGTGCATCTATAACAGGAAATACTTTTCCATCAATAAAATAAAGCATGCTACGGAATACTGTGCTCATATCTTTGAGTACTTTATAAGCATCTGCTGCTTTAGTAAAGTATAAATTAGCAGTAAACCGAGGCTCTAAACCTCCCTTTCCGTCTGCGACAAGTCCATCACAGTATCTTGCAATTCTATATAGAGCATATTTATCGACATCATCATCCTTTAGAAAGTCTCCTAGTCCATAACGATTGTTTGTAAGTATGTCGTAGAATACCCAAGCAGGGTTATTTGTATAAACTTTTTCAGATGCAAAAGCACCGTCCCAATCTTGATAAGAAGAAGTAATAGCACCGCTACTAATGTTACGATTATAGCTAGCAACTCCGTCAACAGCTTGTTCTCTTGGCACATAGTTAGAAGGAACGGATACTTTTAAACCTCTAAGATGGTACGAGCGTGTAGGCATGCCTTGAAACTTTTTTGTATCAAAGGTTACGTTAGCTATTGCAGTAAAAGGGTGAGTTAATATGTCTTTAATAACGCACGTTGTATTTATTAAAGAAGACGCAGTAACTTGCGTCCAATCATGGAAGGTCCTAGCGGTACCATCTGCTCTTATCTCTTTAATAGCAGGACCTTCATGGTCAGTTATTCTTTCAACTTGTACTTTAAAGTCAGAAAAAGGTCTAAACATTGTTAAATCTATTGTTTCAACATAACTAACAGCATTTTTATCCATACTGCTATGAGTCAGAGGGTCCTTTAGTACTTGAAAGTTTTCGAACGAGCTTTCTCCAGGTTTTTTAATTGCTATCTGTGTTCTATATTGAGTAAATGTACGATCATCCCCTCCATTACCATTTACTGCATAGTGGCCGCTTGAATAAGCTATAGTAAAACGAGCTTCATCAACTTCTTGTAGCTGGCTAGCATTTAGCTTAAAGCCTGAAGCAGAGCTTCCTACTAAAACTTTAGCGGCGTCGTCCCCTCCATAATTATCACTTTGTTGCAAAGAGCCTCCAGCGCTAGGGCTATTACTTATAGATGTAGAACCATTTCCTCCTCGACCGCTAAAAGGAGTTTGTGCCAGAGTACCTACCCTAAACTGAGTAGTTACACCTGCGTGGTTGGTTGTTTGCGACTGTGTTATAGGGTCTATTTCTGCAACAATAGCACCCGTAACATCAAACTTATAGCTTCCTGTAACACCTGTCCACGCTGCTGCTAAGGTAACAGTTTGTCCTGAAACAGATGAAACTTCAACTATTTTATCAACTTCTAAAAAGTAATCACCATTAGGAATCCATAGTCCCGAAGGGCCTGCGGCACTACCAGGAACAAACTCAGCTACAGAGGCACTGGTTCGTTTAATTATCCAACCTTCTCCAAAAGCACCATCACCAAATCCACCAGCTTGAGATGTAATACCTAGTCTTGCAGGAACATGCGTGTCTACGTCAGCAGGCGAAGAAACCATAGCAGCAGTAAAAAAGCTATCATTATACTGGGTAGTAAGAGTAGCAGTAACGGCATAGTTATCATTACCCGCAGATCCATTAGTAGCAGTTACTCGTTTGTTACCGTGTCCTCCGCGTACAATTAGGTACTTAATTCCAACCTCTGACTCGATAATAGGATTGTCACCTGCTCCACTAATAGTAACAGAAGTGGAACCGTTTGTAAAAGCAGCTACTGCGGCACTTTGACTATAATAACTACTCGCTTCTGAAAGAGGTACAGCCCTATCGTCGTTTAAATATACAGAAGCAGCTCCGTCAACAAGCCCATGAATAGGACCTTCTGATATTAGATCTGTTACTGATATTGATTGTCTATCTTTTGCTAAATAGCTAAAGTTTTCGTCGAATTTGTTTAGGTCAAAACCTGGAATCATTTTAGTGGGCTCCTATTAGGGCTGCTGTTTGGGTGATACTATGTTAGCGTTACCAGCTGCGTCTGGCACTACGTTGTTTACTGCGTCTTGAAGAGCTTGACTGGCATTAGACCCGTTTCCCCCTTGGCGGATATCTACAGCTATGGGTCTACCTGGTACTCTAAGTTCTCCGTAAAGAACAGGAATAGGGTCTCCTTCTACTGCAGTGCTTGCTCCACCACTAAAAAGATAATTAGTGGGAGCATCTTGATCTACGGCAGGGTCTGGTGCCATTATTTGTTGTATACCTGCAATAGCAAGACTCGTTGCTAGCTGAAATCCCGCCATTACCGCTATAGTTGCACCAGTGCCCAAAGCGCCAGTCATTGCCGCAGTAATAAGACTGGTGCCCTCGGCGATTCCCGCTAAACCTAAGGGATTATAAACTAAGAAAGCTATAATAGCAATGGCTGCTAAGATTTTTCCTATGCCGCTTTTTGAGCCTGCAGGAACTAAAGATATAGTTATATCTCCTTTACTAATAGGAGTAAGTATATCTGTATGATCAATAGTACCATCCTCTGTCTCAACTATAAAATTTATGTCTTCTTCATGGCACCTTCTTACATAAGGTAAAAACTCGGGCCTGTTTGCATTTATACACTTAAAAACATCTGCATAGTTGCTAGTATTGACAATAAATTTAGAGCCAAATCTTTCTCCTAGTTCTCCTTGTAAATACACACTATGTTGCATAACGATAAACTCCACTTATATACTTTTTCCAAAAGGGGTAAATATTTTCCCTACAGGATATTCTGTTTTCGGCATGATGATAAAATATATCATCTCCTAAATAAACTCCGCAATGGTTACCTACTAAAGCATTGATTGTAAAAATGAGTAAGTCACCTTTTTGCATATTATCTTCTATTTTCTCAAAACCCCAAGTACCTATGTACTCGTCGGTAAAATAATCTAAATCTTTTTCCCACCAATCATCTTCAAAAGGAGGGCGGTTAGGTATTTCTAACCCTTTTGAAATATAATAGTCTCTTGCTGCTTCGAAACAATCATTAACACCAAACTCATACTCTCTTCCATAAAGAGACTTACTTGTTCGTACAGGCTGTAGTATTTCCATATCCATCTCAGGATAGCTAAATATGTAGTAAGGTATTCCTACAGCATTACAGTACTTAATATCATTTTCACTCGGCTCAGTAGTTCCGTCAGGATGACTATGTA